AGCCTGATGATTTGAAAATTGATGTTGTTCTTGGTGATTTGATTGAAATCGGCGAACATCGTTTGCTGTGTGGTGATAGTACAGATTCAGACCAAGTGGCGAAGTTGATGGATGGGAATAAGGCTGATATGGTATTTACTGACCCTCCCTATGGAATAAAACATAGTGGGAAAGGGATAAAAGGCTCAGCAAAAGAAAATGATTTTGGGGAAATTATGGGAGATAATGATGTTTCTGTTGCAATAGATTCATTTAATCTCTGCTTATCTCTATTTAATGATGCAACTCTCATCTTTTGGGGAGCTAATTATTATTCTTCATGTTTACCGAATGGGTTTGGTTGGATTGTATGGGATAAGCAAAGAGAGGGGGATGTTTTTAGTGGTTGCGAATTAGCCTTTGTTAATAAGGGGGTAAAAGTTGATATATTTAGACATCAATGGCATGGAATGATAAAAGCTAGTGAAATGGGCGAAAAAAGAGTTCATCCGACACAAAAACCAATTGCATTAGTTGAATGGTCTTTTAATAATTACAATGCAAAAAAAAATATTGTAGATTTATTCCTCGGCTCAGGCTCAACAATGGTAGCCTCACACCAACTCAACCGAAAATGCTACGGAATGGAACTCGACCCGAAATATTGCCAAGTAATAATAGACAGAATGCAAAAGCTAGACGAAAGTCTGGAGATAAAGATTAACGGAGATGTGTATAAAAATAATGCGTAAATAATACGACACAATGCCAAATCCAGAGAATTTAAAAAACATAAAGAAGGGGCAAGTATTAAATCCTAAAGGCAGAGGCAAGGGAACACTCAACAGGGCAACAGTAGCAAAGCAATGGCTTGCAGCAATGGAGAGTGCCACAAACCCAATAACGGGCGAATTAGAGAAGTTAAGCCAAGAGGATATAATAACACTCGGACAAATTAAAAAGGCTCGCAAAGGGGACACGGCAGCATACAAGAGCCTGATGGATTCATGCTACGGATTACCGAAGCAACAAGTAGAACAAACGAACATTGAACAGCCAATATTCAAAGGCATAGACTTAAATGTTAGAGAGGACGACAGCACAGAGGAAGATAGCTAATCTTCATAACCGCATTAGGATAGTCCAAGGGGGTACGTCAAGCAGTAAAACGTTTACGATTATCCCCTTGCTTATTCATTACGCTGCTTTATATCCAGACAGTGAAGTATCAATAGTATCTGAATCCATCCCACACCTGAAGCGTGGAGCAGTTAAGGACTTCTTGAAGATAATGCGGTGGACGGGTAACTTCAATCAAGATAACTGGAATAAATCAGAATTAAAATACTCATTCTCTAATGGCTCATATATTGAGTTCTTTTCAGTGGACCAGCCGGATAGGTTAAGAGGGGCAAGGCGTGATGTTCTATTTATCAACGAGTGCAATAATGTAAACTTTGAATCCTATCAGCAGTTAGCAATCCGGACTAAGGAATTCATCTACCTGGATTACAACCCGACTTCTGAATTTTGGGTGCATACGGAGTTGATGGATGATGCTGATTCGGATATGATTATCCTGACATATAAAGACAACGAGGCGTTATCTGATTCGATTGTACGGGAGATAGAGAAAGCAAGGGACAAAGCCAAGACTTCTAAATACTGGGAAAATTGGTGGAATGTTTATGGGCTTGGGAAACTCGGGAGCCTGCAAGGTGTTGTTTTCTCCGACTGGTCAATGATTGATTCAATCCCAGAGGATGCGGTTTACGTTGGCTCAGGTATGGACTTCGGATATACGGCAGACCCTACAACATTAATTGATGTGTACAAGCTAAATAATGAGTACATCTTTGACGAGGCGATATATCAGACAGGCTTATTAAACGGAACGATAGCAAACAAAATAAAAGACTTTCCAGGTAAGCGTAGGGTATATGCAGATTCAGCAGAACCGAAAAGTATTGACGAGATAGGCAGTCGTGGGGTAAGTATCCGGGGAGCAGATAAGGGGAGGGATTCAATCAAGTTTGGATTGAGTTTGATTCAGGAAAATCCATTTAAAGTAACCAAAAGCAGCCTTAACTTAATCAAGGAATTGAGGGGGTATGTTTGGGCAGTAGATAAGACCGGCAAGCAACTGAATGAGCCAATCCAGTATTTGAATCACGGAATTGATGCTATGCGTTATTGGGCGATGATGACCATCGGTAAGAAAGGCAAGATGGATATACGGTAACTAAACATTGAATTTATAGTTTAATAAGTATGAAGATTGAATTAGCAGAAAATCAAAAAGAAATAACATTAGCACAATATCAGGAACTGGTAAAGTTGGAGCAGAGGGATGACCTTAATAATTGGGAAATCAACAAACGCAAGGTTAAATTGTTCACAGGGCTAAACTATCAGCAGGTTTCAGCGATGAGCCAAAATGACCTGATAGACACTATTCACACGATTGACAAGGCATTGAATCAAGAGGCGGTATTTGAGCCGACATTTGAGATGAGCGGTGTTGAGTTTGGTTTCCTGCCTAATTTTGACGACATGAAAGCCAAGGAGTATTTTGATTTGTCAACATACAACACAGAGCCGGAGACACTACACAAGCTGATGGCTATCTTATTTAGACCGATTAAGCACAAAATAAAAGCAGAATACGAGATTGTAAATTACCAAGGCACACAGGAGTGGAGTGATGTCATGCGACAAATGCCATTAAATATTGTTAACGGTGCTTTGGTTTTTTTTTCAAATTTAGCGAGCGAATTGGAGAACTATACCCTGAGATTTACAGCGGAGGAAGTAGCGAGTCAGATGCAACAGAGTATTTCGAGAAGTGGGGGTGGTATGCAACGATTCATAAAATGGCTAAGGGGAAGCCGTGGAAGTTTGAATACATCGAAAACATGAATGTTCATACCTTCCATTTATATCTTGCACATGATATAGATTTACAGAAAATGAAAACGAAATTAAGACAGGGTAAAAATACGCAGCAGTTATGAGGGAATATTTGACAAGGCTATTTGCAAAGAAACAAGAAGATACAAGTATGATATTGTCTAGGATATTGAATGAACTAAAAGAGATTAACAGGGAGTTAGACCTGAGCAATCGGGCATCCGGAAACAAATAAGCATGAATCAATACAGTGAGTTGTTATACTATTTGAAATCGTTAGCAGAAGGGAATGAATTAGTCAATACAGTTACTAAGGGGTCGATTGATAAGATTGACCTGGAGAAAGCTAATATCTATCCGCTTGTGCACATAACGATAGAAGAAGCCACATTTACTAATGGGCAGACTGTTGTGTTCGATGTTACGTTGGAATGCCTCTCAGACCGTGATATTAATAAGGAAGTGGTTGATGATGACAAGTTCTGGAGTAACGATAATGAGGTTGATAACCACAATGAGACGTTAGCTATATTGAATGATATTTGGCTCCGACTGATAAGGGATTGGGCAGGGCGTGACATTACCACTGGAGACAATGCCACATTGAATAAAATTGAATTTGCAAAGGGGAATATATTGGATGGCTGGAGCCTTAATTTTAAGGTGGAGTCGCCCAACACAACTATATCACTATGTTAAGGAAAATTGATAAAATACTAATCTTCTGTTCAGCGGTGACATTTTTTGCATCGTTGTTCATATTTGCGTTCAGTTTATGTCAGTAGCAGAAGCACTAGATAGATTTGGGAGGTATGTTAAGCAACAGAGTAAATCTAACTTAACACGGGAAGGTCATAAAGACACTTCTCTGCTTTACAATTCTATTCAGTACAATGTTAAGGTAAGCAAGAATAGTTTCCAGTTTGACATATCGATGGAGGAATATGGCGATTATTTAGACAAGGGGGTAAAGGGAACAAAGGAGCAGACGAAAGCACCAAATAGCCCTTATAAGTTCGGGACAGGCACAGGAAAGAAGGGAGGATTAACAGAAGGGATTGACGGATGGGTAAGGAGGAAAAGGTTTCAGTTTAGAAAGCCCGATGGTAAGTTTATGAGTTATGCAACCACTTCGTTTTTGATTACCAGGAGTATTTGGTGGCGTGGATTGGAGACAACAAACTTCTTCACTAAACCATTTGAGAGGGCGTTCAAGCGATTGCCGGATGAAGTGATTGAGGCTTATGGATTAGAGGTAGATAAGTTTATGAAAACAGCATTAAAAAATAGGTAATGATTAAAACATTAAGCACATACAATTTAATAGTTCCTTTTCTGAGTCCATTAACAAGTGCTATCTGTACAGAATATACGGCAAGCATTTATATATGGTCGGGTGAAAAGGCAGGTGTTCCGGCATCGCCTGAATACGAGATAACAAAACAGAATCTCGTTACATCTTCAGGAAACGACAAAATACAGGTAGGTAGGTTAGTTAATGATTTTATTGAGTTTACGCCTACTAATTCCGGCACAATGGAGGTACTAGATACTACTAATCAAGTATGGGTAAAAACCGAGGTAGTTTATGTTACTGCTGATCCTTTAGATGATGGCACGGTGCAGTCTGAGGCAACACAGTTAGCGTTGAAAGGTTACGGTTATGGCATAGAGGGCGAAAATCCACAACCAAGCGCAGACGGCATTTTGATTGAAACAGATATGTTAAGGGTAAGTAGGGATTCACGGACAACGATCGGGCTTCTTTTGGATGCTGCAAAAGTAGGAACGGTTATAAGCTATCCAGACAATACTATTGATTACTCTTTTAACTTAGGGATCGAAACACATTCAGACGATATAGTAAAATTATTAAACATACCTACACCGGCAGATGAAGATTATATCCAGGTTGTTATTGGTGCAAGGACTATAAACCTTCCAATAATTGAAGAGTATAAATATACTCCTGTTGATGTTTACTTTCTGAATAAGGACGGCACGCAGCAATCATTAACGTTTTTTAAGGAGCGTAAAGATTCAATGACTGTTAATCGTGAGAATTATGAAAGCATTGCAGGGCAACCTTCAGACGGTTATCATCAGTTTGTAGATTTCAATGTTAACGGCAGGACTAAATTATCCTTAACATCGGGGTATGTTCCAGAGGCGCAAAACAGTGCATTTAAAGAGTTAATGTTATCGAGTAGGGTATTTATATACGAAGGTGATTTTATCCCTATTAATGTAGTCAATTCGACAATAGAGTATCAAACAAGATTGAACGAAAGGTTAATAAGTTACGACATTGAATTTAATTACTCATACGCTGAGGTAAATAATATATGATAGTTGATATTTACATAGAGAACGAGAAACTAGAACTATTTAAGGATGAGAACATATCTGTCACATCTTCGGTTTTGGACATTCAGGATATTAGTAAAAATACAACTGACTATACAAATGCTTTTACCGTTCCAGCGAGTGAAGTAAATAATAAAATATTCAAACATTATTACAACGCTAATATCGATAATACATTTGATGCCAGGGTATCAGTGGATGGGAGGATTGAAATTGGAGGTATGCCGTTTAGGGTGGGGAAAATTCTATTACAGAAAGTGCAGGTGAAAAGCGGTGTTGCTTCCTCTTATATGATTAACTTTTGGGGTGACTTGGTTTCATTAAAGGACTTATTAGGCGATGATAAGCTGTCGGACTTAGATTTGTCAGCTTATGACCATCCTTATGATTCTACCACTGTTCATACATTGTTAACTGCTCCTGGTTCTTATCAGTCTATTATTTATACACTACTTGCAAAGAAGCAGTATTATTATAATTCAGACCCGACAGACGAAATGATGTCCGACAGGCTGGCAAACATTCACTACAAAGCAGGGACTTTAAATGGCGTTACATGGGATGACTTACGCCCGTCCATTGCATTGTATCAATTAATCAATGCTATACAAGACGATTATGGTATTCAGTTTTCATTAGACTTCTTTGGTAGGGATGAATTTAAAAAGCTGTATATGTGGTTAAATAATACAGTAGAAGGTAGTCCCGGGGGAGATTCACAAACTATTAATTGGGATAGTGGAGATACTGACAATATAAACCTATTCACTAACGAAGGCAGTTTCCTTGTAGAGAATCCATCTGGCAGTGGTAACAATTACAGGTGGGAGTTATTTTTATTTATAACACCTAGTGCAGGCTATGAGGATATTGAATACACTATAACATTTTATGCAGATGGTGATGTTTTAAGCGAGGTTAATAAAGTTGGTGGGGGGCTACTTGTTACTCAAAAGTATGGTTTAGATGTAAGTATGGCCCCGGCAAATCCATATACATTTACTGTTTATTGGGAAATATCAAGTGCCCAGGAGTTTAAGTATTCAGCACACATAAGGCAATCGGATTATACAGGGGGAGTGAAGCAGAACACCTATGATACATACGCTTCTGAAAATACAATATCGAGTGAGGTTGTAGTAGCCGATAATATACCAGACCTTAAAATTATAGACTTCCTCAAAGGGTTGTTTAATGCTTTTAAATTAGTGGTAATACCACAAGACGATGGAACAATTTACGTTAACACGGTAAGCAGTTATTATGCAAATGGTCAGCTATTGGACATTACAAACTACATTGATAATGAGAAAGTAGATGTAACGAGGGGAAATATACTTAATGAAATATCATATAAGTTTCAAGATCCGCAAACAATCTTGAATGAGCAGTTTTTGGAAAACACAGGTAAAGCATACGGTGATGAAGATGCAGAAATAAGGGATGATAGCGGAAAATTATTAGAAGGTGAATCATTAGATATTGAGTTACCATTTGAACAGGTGGTATATGAGCGACTAAATGATACAAACGGTGTAGATGATATTGACTTAATGTATGGGGCGATTATTAATACAGACTTAAATCCTGTTAACCCGAAACCGCACATATTCTATAATCAGAGGTACGCAGTAGGTGGTGATGGTGTAGGGTTTGTTAATGACGATGGGAGCAAACTTTCAATACAGGGAGAAATGAATACATCATGTCACGTTATTGATGATGCACTACCTACTCATAGTTTTATCTTCTCGGCTGAATTTGCAAACTTTAACGGGGCATTATTGGTTAACAACCTTTATACTAATTACCATCAAGAATACATTGACTCGTTATTTAATCCTAAACGTAGAAATTATAGATTTCATGTCAAGAGCCTGCCAGTACCAATATTGCTTGATTTAACTTTAAATGATATATTAAGGATAGGATATAATTACTATCGGATCGACAAGTTTACAACTGATTTAGTAACCGGTAAAACGGAATTGAATTTATTTAATACTTTCAATTATGATATAAGGGCGTTTTATTCAGATGATACTTACATATTATTAAGTTCAGATGCACAAAGCTATAATGCTTACGTTGACAACCTAACTACATACACATCGAATAAAGTAGATAGGGGTTATGGAACAGGATGGTTGACGGTTTCCGATAGTGGTAGTTTTATCGTATTCACTGTAACCGAGAACACGCCAGAATATAGGGATATTCAGGTAGATATTACTGACGATGTATCAGGAGAAACGATTAGTTTTTATATAGGTCAATATGAATACAACCATACGGCTATATTAGATTTTAGTGATCCATACAACGCAGTGTATAATTCAATGATATTAACAGCAAAATTATAAAGTTATGAGTATAATAGTAAAAGATGCAAACGCAGTAGATAGGTATTTTGGAACGATAGGGGTAGGTGATATTACAACACCATTTTTGTCTATACCAGCAGATTTTAATTTGGAAGTTGCAAAGGGTAATGTTCCCGGTCATTCAAGTATTAATAAATTTGGGCACAATCCAGCAGCAACAACTGGAGAGGATGTTTGGGGCGGTGGGGGTACTTATGCTTTTTATCCAACAACAGCACAAACAGTGCAGGCGGTAAGTAGTAGTGCAGCAGATACGAACACAACAGGCACAGGGGCTTGGACTATGGAAGTTTATGGGCTTGATTCGAATTGGGATGAGCAAAACGAGACAGTAACACTTAACGGCACAACGCCAGTTGTATTAGCGAATACTTACATCCGTTTGTTTAGGACTATTGTATTAACAGCAGGAACAGGTGAGATAAACGCAGGGAATATAACTGTAGCTGTTTCAGGTGGTGATACAGGAATTTATATAAGTGCCGGTGACGGTCAAACGCAACATGCAATCTATACAGTTCCGGCAGATAAATCAGCATACTTTATACAGGGATATGTAGGTATGGCTGATGATGACAAAAATGGAGAGGTAGCTGAATTTCAATGGCTAATGAGACCTAATAACGGGGTAACGGGTGCGTGGGCTGTAAAAGGTCAAGTAGCGTGTAATAGTTTAGGCAGTGGAACATGGCAATACAAATACGGTGTTCCGGGTGGTCCGATCCCTGCTAAGTCAGATATAAGAATAAAAGTATCAGCAGCAACATCGACACTTGGGGTTGTAGGTGGTTATGATTTAATATTAGTAGATGATTAATAAAGCAAGGGAAATAATAAACGAACATTGTATATCATCATGTGATGCTGAGTGTTGCAAAAGTGGAAAAAGTTTAACATTAAATGATGAAAAGATTTTATTGAACCCATGTCCAAAACTAAAAGATAACAGGTGTAGTATTTACAATGAAAGACCGACAACCTGTAAAACTTTCCCTATTCGATTGGCTAAGTTTGGGGGTAAAGAAATAGTAATAATAAACAACTGTAAGGCGGTTAGGTCGGGACTGATAGATGATCAGATAAAAGAACTAGAAAAGCACTATAAAATATTCAGATGAAAAGAGATATAATCGACATAGTTGATTTAGTCAGAAATGCCCATTGGTATAATGGAACAGAATATATTGAAATCGCAAAGGGGAAAAACCAAATTGCACACACATGGCAAGGATTTAAACGTAAACTCAGGAGGGCGTTGAAATGACAATAAAAAAAATAATAGTTCTTGATATAGATGCCGACAAAGCAGATGAAGCATTAAATAAAGTTGCGGAGGCTCTTGGTGATGTAGCAGACAATGTCGAGGAGGTAGGCGAGGAAGCAGCGAAAACAATCGACTCTACTAAGAAGATGGAGAAAGGATTCAAGGGAGTCGGTAAAGCTGTGAAGGGTGTAGGTACTGCGATGAAAGCAGCAGGAATAGGGTTGATAATTGCACTATTTGCCAAGCTGGCTGAGATAGCAGGTAAGAATCAAAAGGTGCTGGATTTGTTCAGTAACGCCATGACCTCTCTCGAGATAGCATTTAAGGACTTTTATAACTTTGTCACTTCCAACTTCATGCCAGCCGTTGAGAGGGTGAAAACATTCTTTGAGAACCTGACCTTTGACAAGATAAAGAAAGCCATAAAAGAAGGCATCACACAGAGGTTTCAACAGCTGATGGAGGTGATTGGTCTTGTTGGGAAGGCATTGAAAAAAGTATTTGAGGGTGATTTCAAAGGGGCAATGGATGCTTCCAGGGAGGCTGCAAAACAAATGGTTGATGTGGTGACAGGTGTTGATAATACTGTGGACAAAGTAAAAGAGACAGTAACTAAAGCAGCCACAGCAATCAAAGAATATGCAGTTGAAACTTACTCCGCAGCGAAAGCAATGACTCAACTAAATAATCAGGCATTAATAGCGGAATCAATCAACAAGGGATTAATCGAACAATATGACAGGCAAGCAGAACAATTAAGACAAATCAGGGATGATGATTTAAGACTAATAGAAGATAGGATAGAAGCGAATGAAAGGCTAGGTGCGGTTCTGAATGAGCAGGAACAGTTGATGTTGAGAAATGCAGATTTGGCAATCCAGGCTGCACAGAATCAATTAGCACTAAACAACAATGTTGAGAATCAAATTGCCTTACAAGATGCACTAAATGAAAAGGCAGGAATACAGGCACAAATCGAAGGGTTCAGGAGTGAGCAGCTAGTCAATCAAAATGCACTACTAAGGGAAAGGGCAGAAGTAGAGCAAGAGTATTATGATGAGATTGACGAAATGATGGCAGCCGATTTGGAGGAATCTGAGAAGAACCTACAAAAGAGGGAAGAAGATGATAACAAGGCAGCTGAAGATAGGATAAAACTAGAGGAAAGAGTTGAGGGTGCAAAACTTGACCTTGCAAATACTACTTCAAATCTTATTCGTATGATAGCAGGAGAGGACAGCAAAGTGGCAAAAGGTGTTGCAGTAGGACAAGCTACAATTAACGCTTATCAAGGCATTACATCTACGCTTGCAGCCCCATCAGTATTACCAGAACCATTTGGTACGGCTCAGAAAATTGTTAGTGCTGGTATTATTGGGGCAATGGCTTTTAAGAATGTTAAGAGCATATTAGCAACCGACCCGGCAAAAGGTGGGGGTGGCGGTGGAGGTTCATCCATGAGGGGAGCAGCACCATCAGCACCAAGTTTCAACCTAGTGCAAGGAACGGGGACGAACCAAATAGCCGAAGGATTGAACCAGCAAGAACCGATTGCTAAAGCCTATGTTGTTAGTTCAGATGTAAGCACTTCTCAGGAATTGGATAGAAAGATAGTTGAGGGGGCTAGTCTTTAAAAACATACAAAATGTAACATTATCAAATCATGTGTAGTTATATATACATGAAGCTAATAACTTACGAGGCTGTATTTGATGATGATTTAAAGGGCGTGTATGGGATTTCACTTGTTGAGAGCCCAGCAACAAAAGAAACCTTTATACAACTGTCAGAAGCAGAACAGGAAGCATTGAAGAATACAGAAATAAAACTATCAACTATTAACGAGGAGCAACGGCTCTTGGTTGGGTTGGTATTAGAGCCGAATAGTCCGGTTTACCGTAATCAAGATGGTGAGGAATTTAACATCGTATTCAGGGAAGATACGATTACAAAGCTGGCACACAATTTCTTTATCGGAGATTACCACAAAAATTCAACCTTAGAACATAATCAGAAAGATAAGATTTCAGATGTGACATTTGTGGAGAGTTGGATTGTATCTGACCCGAAGCGAGACAAGTCGAATGCTTACGATTTAGAATATCCGGCAGGCAGTTGGTTGGTTGCCATGAAGGTTAATAGTGATGAGATTTGGAATGACTATGTAAAGACAGGGAAAGTAAAAGGCTTTTCCATTGATGCGATTGTAAAATTGAAGGAAGTTAAAAATAAAACTGAATTGAGTATGAGCACAATTATTGAGAAATTGACAAAGGCGACTAATGATTTAGCCGTTGCACTCAAATTAAAAGATGCTGAATCTAAGCCCGAGGAAAAGGCAGAGGAAAAGGCAGAGATTAAAATGGGTGAGGTAATGATGGAGGGTGGAGAAATCATATTCCAATATGATGGCGAAGTCCTTGAACCTGGAGTGAATGTATTTGCTGTTGATAAGGCTGACATGGAGAATAAAATCCCTGCACCAGCTGGCAAATATCCGCTTGAAGATGGAAGCGTATTGATAGTAGAGGAAGAAGGTGTGGTGGCATCGGTTGAGAAAAAAGAAGAAGAGGCACCAGCTGAAGAACCTAAAGAAGTTGAACCAGTAGCAGCGGAGGCAGCACCGGAACAATCAGTTGTTAATGACATTAAGTCTATCTTGATTAAATACCAAGAGGAGAACAACGCACGATTGGATAAGATTGAAGAAGAACTGAAAGGCATGAAAACGGAGGTAGTGGAGATGGCAGAGCAGCCAAATGCAAAACCTAAACGAGCGCAAGCAACGATTGAGTTGAATAAGAATGGAAGAATATTAGAGCAATTAAGGAATAATAAATTATGACAACAGTATCAAAACATTACAGAGCGTTAGACGCTAATGTTGATTTTAAATCAGTATCAGCAGACACAACATTAACTGCTTCTGATTCGGGTAAGACAATCTTACTTGATGCAGTAGGCGAAGCGATTACACTTCCAGCAGTTGAGGCAGGATTGAATTACAAATTTGTATTAACAGCAGCAACCGCAACTTCTAGTTGGACTATCACAGCAGCAACGGCAGTTATTTACGGTTCGGCACAATTAGCCGGAGCAGTATTAGCAGCATCTGCGGAATCAGTTATTACCATTGTACACACTAAAGGACTTCCAGGGGATTGGGTGTCTCTAGTATCAGATGGAACTAACTGGTATGTTGAGGGTTCATTGGTAACAGCAGCAGCAATAACATTTACAGCACCTTAAAAACTTTAAATTAATAAATTATGGCAACAACGCAAACAACATCCTCGTTTTATTCGGGGAAAGAGGCAGGTTCAATAATCGGTTCGGCTTTTCGTGAGGCAGACACATTAAGACTCGGTTTATTGACCGTAGCAGAGAATGTAAATTACAAGTACAACCTGAAAAAAATAGGTTATACTGATGGAACAGTGGATTACACTTGTGGGTTCACACCTGAAGGAGCGGTAACTCTATCAGAGAAAGTAATTGAACCAGAGAAATTGATGAACGCTTTACAACTTTGTAAAGAGGATTATCGACAAACATGGAGCGAGGATAAACTTGGGGCAAGCGCACACAATGCCAATGCACCTAGTGACATCATGGAAGCGATTCAGATGGAGGTAGTATCTGCACAAGCGGAGAAAATTGATACCGATATTTGGACGGGTCTTGCAGCGACAACCGGAGAATTTGGTGGATTGATTGAGCAATTCACAGCAGATGCAGCCATTATAAAAGATGGAAATGGCGTAACTGCTCCAGGTCATGCAGTAACAGAGGGAACAGTTCAGGCAGATTTGAAACTTGCCTTGGCAGCTATACCGGTAGCACTTCGCAGAAAAGACTTAACCGTTGCGGTTTCTCCTGATGTATTTCAGGCGTATAACTTCAAGATGATTTCTCTTGGACAAGCCAATGACGGGACCAGCGAAGAGAAGCAAGCTAAGTTTGGGCGTTACACTTTAACAGAGGTTAACGGCTTACCTGACAATACCATCGTGGTATTTGAGAAGAAGAATGTTGTATTTGCAACAGGATTGCAAGCTGATTTCAATGAATTGAGTTTTGTTGATGAAGATGAGATTGGTCTTTTATCTGGACTTATCCGCGGTAGGATGGTGTACAATGCAGGTGTTGGGTACTACAACTCTGAGGAAATCGTATGGTTACTATTAACAGATTAGACTTAATATAAACACTAAATAAAAGGGAGGGGTAATTTACTCACTCCCTTTTTTTAACCTTAAATAAAAAATTATGGCGTGCGATATAACAGCAGGAAGGGACAGGGTATGTAAAGAGTCAATCGGGGGTAATTCCATTCTTTACTTATTCAATTATCTGGAGGACCCATTCACTATTGTAGCTGGAGAAGCTACGGCAATGAATGTTCTTCTTACGGCAGCTTATGAGTATGAACTTGAAGGTGATTTGAATACGTTGGTCCAGGATGTAGTGACCGACAGAAACACAGGAACAACTATCAACACTCAGACAATCACGGCAGTATTGAAGCAAATTGATGCAGCTGCAAGTGTTCAAATGATGTTGTTAGCAAAAGGCTATCCGATGGCAGTCGTGAAGGACAGGAACGGGAACCATCATGCAATCGGTATTGACGATGGTATTGATTTTAATGTTAACGCTCAGACGGGTGGCGTTAAGACTGATTTGAATGGCTATACATTGGTGGGTACTTCGACAACGGCAGACACAGCACCGATACTGGATTCAGCAACAGTAACAGCATTTGAAGCAGTTGTGGCAGCTAATACCTAGGGTTTTTCTGAACATTTCATCATAGCATTAAGCCGTGTTCCATTATTGGGATGCGGCTTTTTAGTAACGTAATTACACATTTCATAGTTATAAGAGTATGAAGGTTGTAAATCCAAATAATGCAAGTCATACAATCGGAGTGATACCGAGATATTACGGATTCACAGGAGCCGTATTAACTTTGTCAAATCTTGCAAAGGATGAGGAAGAAGCAGTGGCGTTCACTTCATCGGTTGCAGGTGGCGTGGTAGAGATTGTTTTTGATTTTGCTTTTACCGAAAGAGATAAATATACATTAAAATTAACGGAAGGCACAGAGGTTGTGTACAGATGCCAGTTATTTGCAACAGAACAGGAAACCCAGGATTTTGATATTACAGTAAATTATTACAGCTATGAGTAAGGAGAACGATATTAGACTAATACAGATGAACAAATATATCCGTCCGGAAGTCAAGGAAACGATGTCTAAGGATTGGGTTATGAACGGACAATATAATTCATTTTATCAGTATATCATTGACAGGTTCAATGGCAGTTCTACAAATGCAGCTATTATAAATTCATATATCGATTTGATGTATGGGCAAGGGTTGCAGAATCTCAATACTAATGTGGGCGATTGGTTGAAGTTTCAGAAGATGATTACTAAAGTTGAGGTAAAGAAGATTGTTTCCGATTTTGAATTGTATGGAGAAGCAGCAATGCAAATCATCAAATCAAAGGGCGCAAATAAACTGCCGAGGCTGTATCACTTACCAAAGGAAAACACAGCACCCAAGAGAGTCAACGAGGACAACGAGATTGAGGGGTATTATTACTGCGAGAACTGGAGGAAAGCAAATTCAGACACGGTTGAATATATGCCTATTCTGAGCGAGGATAGTTCAGCAGTTGAATGTTATGTAATCCGACCATATAAGGCAGGCAAGAAATATTTCTCAGACCCGGATTATTTGGCAGGGTTACCGTATGCAGAACTAGAGGAAGAAGTGGCTAATTATTATGTTTCCCACATTAGAAGTGGACTATCGTTCGGGTACATTATAAGTATTCCTGATGGTAATTCTTATACGGCAGAGGAGAAGGATGAGATGGAAACCAAGATTAAACAAAAGTTGGTTGGCTCCTCCAATGCAGGCAAATTTATAATTAATTTCAGCGGTAGAGATGCAGAGATAACAGTTACAGCGTTGGAGATGAACGATGCCCATAAGCAGTGGGAATATTTGACAGGTGAAGCAAGGCAGCAGTTATTGACAGCACATAGGGTTACTTCTCCGATGTTATTCGGGATAAAGGACAATACAGGGTTAGGAAATAACGCTGATGAGTTAGATGTTGCAGAGGCTCAGTTGATGAAGCGAGTGATACAGCCCAAGCAGAAATACATTACGGATGCACTAGAACTGATTGCAGGCTTTTATGATTTGGTGCTTGATTTGCGATTTAAGCCACTTACCGAAGAAGCGAAGGTGGAGGAAGCCGTATCGGAGAAGGTTGAAATGAAAGCATTACATCCTGTCCACAAGCTGATTGATTTAGGCGAAGAAATCGACATGATGGATTATGATTTAGTTGCAGAAGATGAAGTGGACTATGAGGAAACATTGGAATTTGCATCGACAGGAACAGCAAGACCAAATGCAAAATCAGAACAGGATTCGGAGAACATATTGATTAGATATAAGTATGTTGGCAACCCACATCCGGAAAGGGAATTTTGCAAACTGATGATGAGGGCAAATAAGGTATATCGAAAAGAGGATATTATCAGGATGGAAAACCAAGCTGTAAACCCTGGGTTCGGATTGGACGGGGTAGATACATATTCGATATGGCTGTGGAAAGGTGGGGGGTTGAAGTCAAAAACATTCCCAAATGGGACTTGCAAGCATAAGTGGAATAGGCAAATATATTTAAAGAAAGGGGTTTCAGTAGATGTGAAATCTCCATTAGCAGAGGTAATAAGTACAAGTGCAGCGAGAAGGAAAGGATATAAAGTGCCAACTAACGACACTAAGGTATCAATCGCTCCACATAACATGAGATAAATTAAAAATAAAAGATATGACAGCAAGAAGCGGAGTAAGTGAATCGGGACAGGTTGGCAAATTTGGCGTAATAACAGGCGTTGCAAGTGCTAACTTTAGCATTGGGGACAGAAAAGAACCATTTAATGTTAAAAATAACACTAACGGAAATATCACATTAAGTGTGATGCCTGCCGGTGGGAATGCCTATGTAAGCGTAGTTTTCTTCCCTGGGTGGAATGTTGAGATTGTAAACGAGATAGCAACGAACGCAGCAATTTCAGATACAGATTTATCATGGGGTTACTAACCAACAGAAATATCATAGGCATTGGGACGGTCATAGGAGACTTACTGAGCAGTATATTTGCTCGGTGGTTCAACCGTTCGCCCTACTATTCTGAGCATGATTCAGAGGAATACTTGCGTGATAATATCAATAGCGGAAGTCTAGCCCAGCCGACTACGGTATGGGATGCAGACGGTACGGCAGTAATAGAGATAACAGAATCAGATTATCCGACAGTTGATTTTGACAAAGTTGTGTTCTCAGGTGTTACTACTGACAGTGTGGGTGTGTTTTTGAGTCATACCCGTTCAGGTGGTATTTGCACGGTAGCAAGTTCAGCGCAGAAGTTGTCTAATGTTAAGATGTGGGATGTTGATGAATTGGAGTTGGGTAGTGAGTTGGTAACTAATGGTGATTTTGCAACTGATACGGATT